CCTTGGACTTGGCGAGGGTCTCGAAAGCGGCGATGGCGTCGAGCACGTCCTCAACGTCCACCCCGTTCTGGGCGGCGATCATCTGCGGACTGGCGATGCCGCTCTTGACGGCCAGGCGGGCGGCCTCGATGTCCTTCATGGGGTCGACCCAGGCCCAGCGGCGCGGCTGCCATTCGTGGGCGCGGAACTTGTCGGCCTTGGCCAGCGGCAGCGGCGAGCCGTTTGGCATAGTGACGATACCGGCGGTCATGGCCCGGGCGTACCAGGTCGCGTAGACCGGCTCGAGCAGGGCGCCGATGAACCAGTTCTGAAGGGTCATCCACTGGTCACGCTCCTCCAGCTCGGCGATGCGGGCGCTGGAGTAGTTGACGTCGGTCATGTCGCCGGTGAGGTTGTGGGCGGCGACGTCCAGGCCGCTGGCTACCCGGCGCATGATGGCCTTGGTGAAGGGCTCGAAGACGGTGTTTGGGTAGTTGTAGTCGGGCGTGCGGATGTCGTAGCCCTCGGGCAGTACGTCGTAGGTGCCGGGGGCATTGAGCTTGATGGGCTGGCCGGCGGCGTCGGTCTCGTCGGCGACGGCGGTGCCGGTGCCGTCCGGGCTGACCAGGTAGCCGAGCACGTCGGCGCTGCGCCGGGCGTTGAGCAGGGCGGAGCGGGTGAATTCGCCGAGGTCGTGCATGGCGAGCATGGAGGCGTGCATCCAGGGTATGCCGCGCATCTGCTCCGGGTTCTCGGCCAGGTAGACATGCAGCAGGTCGGACGCGGGCACCCGGCGCGAGTCGCCGGCCTGGGGGTTGTCGCGCAGCCAGTAGGCGGTGGGGCGGGTATGGGCGTCGATCTCCACCCCCATGACCACGGCGTTCTGCCCTTGGGCGGCGGCCTCAGTCTTGCGGGTATCGAGCCGGCCGGTGTCGATGAGTTGGAGGGCCAGCCCCTCGGCGTTGCCGGCGGACTTGCCGCGGATGATGGCGACCAGGGCTTCGCCGTCGCGGGCGACGGTCTGGACAATGGCGCGCTGCAGGTCGGCGAAGGACATCCGCCCGCCGATCTCGGCGCTGCCGCGCTGGCTCCAGCGGTGCCATGCGGCCTCGATGGCGGTGTTGGCCAGCCCGTCAGGGGTTCCGTCAGGGTTCTGCGCCCGGGCCTGCAGCAGCACGCCCTGGCTGCCGACCACGTTGCGGGCGGCCAGTTTGATGAAGCGGCGGGCCAGGTCGTTGTTCTGGGCCATCTCGCGCGAGCGGATGCGCAGGGCGTCCAGGTCGCCCTTGAGCTCGTCGTTGATGGTGGCCGAGGTGGTCAGCCAGCCGGCGGTGAGCCGGTCCATGCGGGCGCCGGCGAAGCGGCGCTTGTGCGGCTCGCGGGCGGGGCGGCGGCGGATGAGGTCGAGCAGTCCCAATCAGTACCTCACGAGGACGCGGCGCGGCGGGTTGAGGCCGGCGGCCAGTTTTTCGGCGGCGGCCTCGCGGGCCACCTCGCGCTCGAGCAGCTGGATGCGGGCCTGTATGTCGGCGGCGCTGGCGTATTTCATGACCCGCCCGGCGATGCTGTATTCCTGCACCTGCCCCCTGCTGGCCAGCCAAGTGGCCAGGGCGGCGCGCAGATCGTCCAGGGCCCGGCGGGCGGGGCTGCGGGCGTCGAAGCCGCTGGCGGCGGCGGCCAGGTTGGGCTTGATGGTGAGGGTGCCGGTGCCGACGGTGTACCGCTCGGCGCCGCTCTCCACGTAGGCCTGCCAGATGTACTCGCCGGGCGGCCAGGCGGCGGTGGCGGCGGCGGCCTCGCTGACGCTGTGGGTGGTGCCGTCCGCCGCGGCGGTGATGTCGATGCGGGCGGCGGCGTTGATCAGCCGGTACTTGAGCGTCCAGGTGCCGGCCGGGTAGTCGGGGTGCTCCCGCGTCCAGGCGATGGTGTCGCCCGCGCGGACGTAGAGGGGCTCGGTGACTGGTGTGCTGGCCATGCTCTAGACGGTATGCCGGGGTTGTATAGCCGGTAAGGCAAGGCGCTAGACATCAGCGGGTGCCGCGCACGATCTGGTAGACGCGGGAGCGGTGGATGCCATGCCGCTCGGCGATGATCTGCACCGGCTCGCCATCCTTCCAGGCGCGGCGGATGGCCAGGTCACGGCGGGCAGAGCCGATGACCTCCGCCTCGGGCGTCTTGGCGATGTAGGCGCGCTCGCCGCCCCATTCCCGGCGCACATCCCGATCCACCAGGTTGAGCACGTCGGCGACCTCGTCGCCGAGACCGAGACGTTCCAGCAGGCGGGCCTGCACGCTGACGAGGATGTGGCGGATGATGTCCATGGCTACCCCTTGACGACACGGTAACGGGCGCGGCGGCCCTGGATGGTGGTGGTGTCCGGCGCTGGCGGGTCGGTTTTGTCCGGCCGGGCGGGCTGCACGCCGGAGAGCCGCACCGCCGCGACCGCCAGCTTCCAGCAGTCGAAGGCCTCGTTGCGCGGGTGGGTGGCCTTTTCTTCCCATTCGTAGATCACCCGGCCGGCGCGTTTCAGCTCGACATAGGCGGAGCTGGCCAACTGGCGGTAGAACTCCTCGTCGAAGGCGGCGTGGCCGCGCGGGAAGTGCAGGTAGCCGGGGCAGGCGGCGGCGCCCTCGGGCCATTGCAGGTTGAGCCGCTGGGTAATGAGCGCCATGGCGGCGACGTTGCCGATCAGGTAGGGGGCTTCGCCCTTCTTGCGACGGCGGCGCAGGCGCTGGCGGCGCTTGAGGGGGTCCTCGACCAGGGTGTGGGCGGCGCCGACTATGCCCTTGGTGACGTACAGCCAGCGGAAGCGGCGGCCCAGGGCGTAGCACATGTCGGCGGCATAGCCGGAGTCGATGGCGCCGGTGGCGGGCCTGGCCTCGACAATGGCGTCGGCCAGATCGTCCCAGGTGGCGGGGTCCATGCTGTCGCCCTCGACCAGGACATGGTCCACGGCCCAGCACTCCTCGCCGGCGCCGATCTCCCAGACGCTCATCTCGATGCGGTCTTTCTGCACGTCTATGCCCACGCTGCGCACCGCGGGCGGGCGCTCGCCGGGGTAGACCTCGGCCCGGGCCATGAGCTGCAGCGGGTCGCTGCCCTGGCGGCGGGAGGCCCAGACCTGGCCCAGGCGCTCGTTGACGAAGGCCTGCAGCTCGCTGGTGTTGTGCTGAACGTTGAGCCACTTCTCGGCCAGCCAGCGCCAGTTCTTGCCCAGGCCGACCGGGGCATAGAGGCTGTTTATGTGGTAGCCGCGCACGCCCTGCACCTGGGGCCGCTCGGCCACCCAGCGGCCGTGTTCCAGCATGGCGGTCTTGTGGCCCTCGTCGATGGCGGCGTGGCAGTGGGCGCATTCATACCAGACGGCGGTGACGCGCACCACGCGCTCGGTCTCGGGCGTGCCCTCCTGCCCTTCGATGCGGGAGGCATCCCACTTGAGGCCGAAGGGCTTGTCCGGGCCGCCCCATTCCAGGGGCTGGTACTCGCCGCAGCGCGGGCAGGGTACGTGGTAGCGGCGCCGGTCGCTGCGGGCGTATTCGGCGGCGATGCGGCTGGCGCCCTCCTGCTTGGGGGTGGAGACGAGGAAGGTCTTGGCCCGGCTGAAGGTGGTCTGGCGGCCCTCGATCAGGGTCATGGGGTCGCCCGAGCCGGGGATCTCGGCGGGGAATTCGTCGATCTCGTCGCACGCGACGTAGGGGAAGGGGTCGGAGCGCAGGTCGGTGGAGACGTTGGCGCCGGCCTTGACGATCTTGGCGCCGATCCCGTACTCGAGCACGTCCTCGGTGTTTTTCTTGTTCCGGCTGGCGGTGGTGATCAACTCGGCCAGCTCGGGCGACTCGGACAGGGCGCGGGTGAGGCGCGGGTTGAATTTCTGGTTGCGGTACTCCTTCGTGGGCACGACCACCAGGCAGTCCTTGTTGCGCAGGTGGTGCATGACGTAGCCGATCCAGTTGTAGAGCACCTCGGTGGCGCCCACCTGGACCGATTTCATGAACACCACCCGGCTGACCGGGGAGTGCTCGGACAGGCTGTCGAGGATCTCGCGCAGGTAGGGGGTCTGCTCGGTGCGCCAGGGGCCGGGAAGGTTGGTGCCGGTGACCAGGCGGCGGTGGCGGTCGGCCCACTGGCTGACCGAGAGCAGGCGGCGCGGGCTCATGCCGGCGGCCAGGCGGGCGCCATACTCCGGGCAGGCGCCGGAGACCGCCTGGCAGCGGCGGGCGACGGCGGACAGCCAGTCGATGACCCGGTCGGATAGGCGGTAGTGCACCCGGGTCTCGTCGTGCTCGTCGGCGCTGGCGGCGAACAGCTCCTCGACCAGGTCGTCGAGGGCGTCCAGGATCACCCGGCGGCTGGCGAGGCCGGCGGCGAGGACGGCGTCGTGGGTGAGCGTGCCGGCCAGGGCGGACTCAAAATCGCCCTTGGCCTGGGCGGCGCGCAGGGCCTCGCGTTCGGTCTGCAGGGCGGCTAGGTTGTTCATGGTGCCGGTTTCTGGTGGGCGAAGTCTGCGGCGCCCTTGGCCGGGTCGTGCAGGTTGGTGATGCTGTCGCGGTGGGCGTGGCATTCGGCGCTCTCCCTGGCCCTGGCCTCGGCCTCTGTGGGGTAGCTGGCGACGATGACCAGCACGGGCTGCTGGCCGGCGGCGAGCTGCGCCACCTGCTCGTCCGAGTGGGTGCGGCTGTTGCGGGCGTAGGGCACGAGGTCGGCGCCGGCGAGGATCTCGAGCTGATCGTGCAGGCGGGTCATGGAGCTCCTTTTTTGGCTGCCCGGCGCAACCGCCGCAACCCCGCCGCGTGCTCGAGGTTGAGCAGGCGCTTGATGCGCCGCACCTCGCGGCGCAGCAGTACGCCCCGGTCGAGGTGGTTGGGCAGCACGGCCAGGCGCGGGGCGGTCTGGTCGGTGAGGCGCTCGACCGCCGCGCGCAGGGCGTTGCCCAGGGCCGCGGCCTCGTCCTTGACGGCGGCCAGGTCGTAACGCTGGCCGCGGGCGATCTGCAGGCCGAGCTTGATGAGGCTGTTCTCGTAGTGCATGGCGGCGGCCTTGTATTTGGCCTTGCCGGCGCCGCCGGTCTCCACGCTGCACAGGTCGGCGTCCGTTGCGTCGGCTGTTGCGCCCGTGTTGCGCTGGGCGGGCAGATCCGCGCCTGGTTGATGGTTGGACATGGGCGCGGCGGTTTGCGCGCGTTGCGCGCCGGCCTGGGCGGCCTCGTGGGCATGTCGGGCGGCGACGTCTGGGCGCAGCT